ATCAAAATAATGGATGAGAAGAATGCTTCAATCTCAAAAGGTTCGATTCCTCAAATACTTACTGATGCCCTTGCTGTTTCTTTTGACACCCATATTGGTCATGATTTCTTGGTGGATACTGATGAACGATATGAGTTCTACCACCGTAAAGAGAAGAGAGTTCCATTCGATCTTGACTACTTTAACGCCATTACAAACGGTGGCCTGCCGAACAAGACTCTCAATATCGCACTCGCGGGTACAGGTGTCGGAAAATCGCTATTCATGTGTCACTGTGCCGCAGCAAACCTCTCAAGAGGACTCAATGTTCTATACATTACGCTAGAGATGGCTGAGGAGAGAATTGCAGAGCGCATCGACGCTAATCTCCTCAACGTCACAATGGATGAATTAGAACTATTACCAAAACAATCTTATGACTCTAAAATAGGTACGCTCAAGACAAAGACTACTGGTAAACTTATTATCAAAGAATATCCGACTGCTTGTGCTGGATCTGCTAACTTTAGACATCTTCTTAATGAACTAAAGATCAAGAAGAACTTTCAGCCTGATATTATCTATATTGATTATCTTAACATTTGTATGTCATCGAGGATGAAGTATGGAGCCACAGTCAATTCTTATACCTATATCAAAGCAATCGCAGAAGAGCTTCGAGGACTTGCAGTGGAATACGATGTACCTATCGTCTCTGCGACTCAAACAACTAGAGGCGGATATTCGAACAGCGACGTGGGACTGGAAGATACATCAGAATCCTTTGGACTCCCGGCCACAGCTGATTTTATGTTTGCGCTCATCTCAACAGAAGAGCTGGAGTCACTCAATCAAATCATGGTTAAACAGCTCAAGAATCGCTATAATGATCCAGGGAGCAATCGTAGGTTCGTCATTGGTATTGATCGCTCAAAGATGCGACTTTACGATGTTGATCAATCAGCTCAAGACGGTATTTTAGACGGTCCTTCAACTAAATCAGTATTTGATAATTCTAAATTTGGAGAAGAAGACTTTGAAAGAAACAGACCAAAGCCAAAATTCGACAGAAACAAATTTAGCGACTTCAAATGATGAATTTGATCTAGTAATGGCTGAAATAGTCTGGCAGAAGTGTAAGGGATATCCAATACCAGACTGTTTTAGTAGAGAAGATAGACTAAGTATCTTAGAGAGATACTGGACGAGAGCTATGGAAAAAGAGTAATGTTAGATCCTAGAGTTGTTATACTTTTAAAGGCTCTTTGCATAGCAGGAACTTCTAGCGTATTGTTGAAAATAACAATGCAGTTATTAGGAAACCCATGATATTATGTTCGTGTAATATTATATCCACTAAAGACATAAAAGATTATGTCAACAATCATACTAATACATCTATTAAAGACGCCCTTAGTTGTATTGGTTGGAAATCTGGTTGTACCACATGTTTATCTCTATTGATTCAGGAGATAAAGACTGAAATAAATAACAAGTCATTTACATAATAGGAGAAAATAATGACTGCTAGAAAGTATGGTTGGCGGCCTGATAAACCGGACTATAGAGATAAAATTTGTACTTTAAGAGCAAAACGCGGCGTTTCAAAGAACGTTGACCTAAGAACGACAGGTCATCTGCCTCCTGTTTATGATCAAGGTCAGCTTGGTTCTTGCACCGGCAACGCAATTGCAGCCGCTGTAGCATATGGTCTAAGAGCACAAGGTAAGCACGATTATAACCCTTCTCGCTTGTTTATATATTATAACGAGCGCGTTTTAGAGGGTACTACCTCTATCGATGCTGGCGCAGAAGAGCGTGATGGTATTAAAGTCGTTGCTACTTTAGGATCTCCTTCTGAAGATATTTGGCCGTATGATATTTCTAGATTCGCTGAAAGACCTTCTGATCAAGTATACGCTGAAGCTAAGAAGAGCATAATTAAACAGTATTCTAGAGTTCCTGTTAAGTTAGCAAATATTCAGAACGTATTAACACATCAGATTCCCATCGTATTTGGTATAGCTCTCTATGAGTCATTTGAGAGCGATGCAGTCGCTGCTAGTGGCGTAGTTCCAATGCCTGATCTTTCTGAAAGAATGATCGGTGGTCATTGTATGCTATTAGTAGGTTCGACCGACACTCACTTTATAGTCCGCAATTCATGGGGAGAAGGATGGGGAGATAGAGGTTATTGCTATATCCCTCATGAATACGTAACTGACACTAGACTTGCAGACGATTTTTGGGCGATCTTTTTATCATGAGAGGTAGAATAAGAATGAACTATGAAGTCGTGCCTGTTAATAGCGATAGATTTTATGTCCTAGAGACTAAGACTAATCAGATTGTGGTAGAGTGTGATAAGCTATGCGACGCTAGAAAATTCATGAAACACTTCAACCATGGCGGTGGATTTGACGGTAACACACCAAATTTTTTTTTAAAAACCACTCAAAAAGTTGATTCTATTGTATAAATAAACTTGTATTCATTCAGTATGTTAAAGTGCTCGATTATAGCGCTGGAACAGAAGAGTAGATAAGGAACGCTGGATTACGATGGTGGTTTCGCCAGCCGTACTGAATTGAACGGGGGAGTCGGGATGACTCCCCTATTTTTTTATATGTACTTTTTCCTTGTTTTAGATATTATATAAATATCTATAAAAACAGGGAAGCATATGATAAATTTCAGAAGTTTCATTTGTGAAAAAAAAGATGAAGATTCTAATACTCTTCATGCTTTTGACATAGACGATACCCTCTTCCATCACGATCCAGAGGGAATGAGAATACACGTTATAGATCCACAAGGAAATAGATCACGTACCCTAACGAGTTCTGAGTTTAATACGCATACCCTTCCAGACAATCATTCTTACGACTTTAGAGAGTTCAGAAGCTCAGACGCCTTTGGCAAGCATGCTAGACCAATTCGTAAGATGATAGCTAAACTTAAGGCTATCCATAAGAACAACAAGAACGTAGAGATATTGACCGCTCGATCAGACCTTGACGACCAGAAGAAGTTTGCTCATCATATGTCGAAGTACGGTATAGATATTGGTGAGATTCATGTTAGAAGAGCCGGCAATCTCCCTATGAAGGCAGCCGATGCTAAAGCCGCTATCATGCACGACCAGATAAAGAAGAATAAATACAGTAGAGTTCATCTATATGATGATTCTGAAGATAATTTAAAAAAGTTTATAGCTCTTAAGAAACATCATCCAGAAGTAGAATTTCACGCACACCATGTAAAGCATGATCCTGAAACCGGTGAGGTAGTAGTGACGACGACTTCAATAAAACCAAAACCACTAAAGGAAAATTGATTATGTTAGGATTTAGTACATATCTAATTGAAATGGCGGCGGCGAGTTCTTCTGAATCTAATGACGACAAGGGTAAACTGCACGAGTTATTGTTAGGAAAACATTTACATCCAGAAAATCGACTTCCAGAACACCATAGATCTGAGTCTGAAGACTATGGTGGTACGCCTGAACAGGTTCATAAGAAATTAAAAGATAAAATGAGTCCGGCGGCATATACTGAAATTGACAATCACACTAGACAGACTTCAGAAGCAATAAAAAAATATATAGAAAACCATCCTGAATTTAAGGGGCATGATATTTCCAATATTCATTGGACTTCTAACAGAGATACTGTCAACAAACCCGGAGATCATGAAAAAACTACAGGTATAAGAGATCCTAATTCTAATGGAGATCTTATTGTTACTCTACGTCATCCAAAAACTGGAGCAGTAAAACATGTTGGTGTTTCTGCAAAATATGGAACAGAAGTTCAACCAAATTATAGAAATGACGGTTTGGCTACTTTAGAAAAAAAAGGTGGTTTAAAACCAGGAACATTAACTAATATCCAAAAAGCTCACGACCAAGATATGGCTGATCGTCTTGGATATACAGGAACCAAAGCAGAACGTCATGCTCAATATAAAATTGGTAGAAAATTAAAAGGCGCACAAAGAGAAGCGTGGAAAGCTTCAGGTGGATCTAATAAAGACTTTAAACCAAAGGGTAAAGAAGCTCTAAGGGCTAGAGAAGCAGAGAACGCGTCAGTAATAGCAAGAAAGAAGATGGCTAGACATTTAGATGCTGGCTTGGGTAATATGAATGACGAACAATTAAGAAATTATATTAGAGGTCAAGTTTCTCCTCCAACAAAAATACATCACATTGTTGCACACAGTCAAGTTCAAAATGATGGTAGCGCAGTTTCTCATGTTGGGGATATGAGCAGAATTGCTGATACGCATTTAGATAATTTTCAAAACCTTAGAGTTAAAAAAGGAAATGGAATTACATCAGATATATATGGCGATTATAATGGTAAAGAAACAAAGGTCGCTCAACAGACTGTAAAGGCCGGTTCCGGACC